CTCGTTCTGCATCTCGGCCATGGCGGCACGCATCTCCGCCATCTCCTTGTCGCGGGTGAGGCTCGCGACCTCCACGTCGTGGATCTTGCGCTGCTGGAAGTTGGTGTCCAGCAGGGCGAGCGGGTCCTGACCGCTGATCCGCGGGTACTCGGGCCGCTCCTGGTCGGAGAGGATGACCGGCTTGCCGCAGTGCTCGCACGGCTTGTCGGTCTGCCGGATGTAGACCGACTCGCGTTCGATGGCGGTCGACGGGAGGCTGCCGTCACCGCCGAGCTCGGCGTACGAGAGCTCGATGCGCTCGCGGATGACGTCCACCGGCTGCTGTTCGTAGCCGGGGCAGGTCGGGTCCACGCAGGACAGGAAGCCCGGGACGACGGTCTCGTAGACGGGACGGGTCGCCATCAGCTGTTGGCGTTGTACTCGAGACCGCGCAGCAGATCCGCCGAGATCGGTCCGGCGAGCGGGCCGAAGTTCAGCGTCTTGCCGTTGACGATCACGTTGAGCTGTCCGCCGCCGGCGACGACCTGCGCGGTCTCGACCGCCTCGCCGCCCAGCTCGAGCTCCTCGTCCTCGCGGACCTGGCCGGCGTACACGTAGCCCTTCTTCTCGCCGCCGTCGTCGTCCGCGTCCACGCTGTGGACGGCGCCGATAAGGACGGCGCGGTCGGCCTTCTGCGGCCAGTCGAGGGGCCGCGGGTCACGGTAGGTGACCTTGTCGACGGTCTCCTGCTTGGGCGGCGGGGCCTGGGTGGTGGGGTATTCGGTGCCGTCGTCAGCGGTCTCGACGCCGGGCTCGCCGACGTCGCGTTCGTCCTTGAGGGCCTTGTCGGTCTTGGTCTGCGCGGAGGCCTTCTCGCCGCCGCTCTTGCTGCCCGAGCTCTGGCTCGTGCTGGTGCTGCCGGCCATGAGGCCTCCCTTGTTGGTGGTTACTCCATGTCGCTCATGCCGCCCGACCACGCCCCGACGGGCGCAACTATCGGTGGCGCATAGTTTGCCTGATACACCGGAGGTGGCTTCACCGCCGGCTCCGGCGGAACCTCCGTCAACGACACCGCCCCCTTCGCCAGCGCGTCCGACCGCGCTTCCCACGAGAGCACCGCGGCGGCGGCAGCGTCGATCTTGTGCGGCGACGTGATGCTGCTCTTGGACAGGACGTGCATCTGCCGTTCCTTGTCGTCGAGCGCGGTGACCATCCGCTTGCGCGCGTTGCGCAAGTGCTCCATGAAGCGGGGGTTGCCGTCGAAGCTGACATCGCCGGCGCTGATGGCTTCCTCGTAACGGCGGGTCGCCCACGCCATCTGCTTGTCGCGGTTCGTGTGCCACGTCACGAACCGTTTCTCGCCAAACCGGTTCTGCCACGAGTCGACGAGATGACGGATGTGCTGATCGTCGCAGTACGCCCGCCACACGACGTAGCGGTCGTTCTCGATCAGTTCGCTGACGGGCCCGTCGATCCTGCTGAGGTCATGCTCGTAGTCCGCCGGCGCGTACTCGGGACGTTCGACGAGAGCGACGAGCCACTGGTAGCCGGTCCGGACGTCGGTCCCGACGACGGCGAGGCTGTCGTTGTGGCGGGCGCCGTCCACGCCGAGCGTGATGACGGACTGCTCGGGGAGTTGCCGGCGGGGCTTGACGAGCGTCTTGACGTGCTCGATGTCGAACGCGGCGCCTTCCTGCGCGAGCTTGCGGTTGAGGAAGAACCGCTCGGCCTGGGCGGGGTCATGCTCGAGCAGCGCTTCTACCTCGGCGTCGATGCGGTCCAGGTCGACCCAGCCGCCCTTCGTGGTGCACGAGTCGCCGTAGACCTTGCGCATGACCTTACGGCGTTCTTGCTTGTTCCTTACGCTTCCGGCGCCTCCATCGACGTCGTCGATGTAGACCCCGGGCTCGGACTGCGTGCGCTGGGCGACAGACTGCTCGACGGGATCGAAGGCGTTAGTGGTCTCGACGAATCGACCACCCACACCTGCCAGATTTCGTCGCTGGTTGTCGGCCAGCTGGAGCCCGTGGTTCGACCGGTTCCAGCTGTGGGTTTCGTCCTGGACGGCGAACGTGATGCGCTGCCCGAGTCGTGACCGGGCTGACGCGGTGACGGGCTCAATGAGACCACCTCCGGGTAGGTTGATTCGCGTCAGCCCGGTGTCCGGGATGAAGGCCTCGCCGAGCGGGCCCAGCTCGATCATCGGCTGCAGCGCGCGCCAGGTGTTCGCCGTCTGGTCCTCACTGCCCGCGGTCACCTGAATGTGCGGTGTCGCCCACGCTCGGCCGACCGGCTCGCCCTTCGCGTCCCAGCCGTCGAACAGGACCGGACCCGCCGCCTCGACGCAGCAGATCGCGGCGACGAGCGGACCCTTTCCCCACTTCTGCGGTCGCATCAGCTGGCTTCCGCGGGGATAGCGCCACTTGCCCTCCAGAGTCAGCGCGTAGTGGTAGACGAGGAACGTCACCTGCTCGGGCGTGAGGATGAACGGCCGGCCGCGCATCTCGCGGTCCGGGACAACGCAGTACTCCTGGATCCACTGGCCGACGACGAGCCCCAGGGAGGGGATCTCGTTCGGGACCTCGGGGCCGCGCCACGGCACCTACGCGACCTCCCACATTCCCCAGACCCAGATGTTCGAGTTGGTATAGGCGGTGTACTGGGTGCGCATCTCCTGCGGGTTGTAGAGCGCCGGCCGGTACGGCGGCCGGCACACCCACACGTTCATGTTCGTGTCGGCCGTGGTCACCACGGTGCGAGACGCGTTGAGGAACGACAGATTGACCTCGGTCTCGTTGCAGGTCCCGTTGACGACCACGTCGTAGGTCGGGTTCGCGGACACGAGTGCCACCGGCGGCAGCCCGACCCGGAACGGGTTGGAGACCTCCAGCGTGGCGTGCGTAAGCCGCAGCACGCCCGAGGTGAAGCTCGCCACGGTGAAGGGCGTGTTCGCCCCGGTTGAGCCGAAGTCCCACGCCGAGCCGTTGTAGAACACACGGTCGGCGAGCTCCCGTGAGCGATAGCAGGAGATGACCGTGCTGGTCATGCCGACCGAGCAGCCGGTGGTGAACCCCTCACGGGCGTAGACCTCGTCCACCTCGGCCATGAACGCCACGACCCGGGTCGCCTGGATGTTGTTGTGAACGATCGTGATGCCGGTCGTGTTCGTGGAGACCGAGTCGATGTTCTGCGGCCGGTGCAGACCGTCGTCGATCGGCTGGAAGTACGCCGACGCGCCGTTGTTGCGCAGCACCCCCGAGACCACCCGGTAGCGGCGCCCGTCGACCCCGGCGACCTCGCCGCTGCCGCCGGAACCCGGGACGCCCATCACCTCGACCTGGGCCGGTCCGCCGATCAGCCACAGCGCACCGTCGATGTTCATGGTCGCCCCGGAGGCGAGCGAGCCGTCCGAGGTCGATTGGTCGAAGTCCTGCTGGTCGCTGTAGTAGACGGTGCTGGGGCCGACGTTCGTCAGGACCCCGGTCCCGCGGATCTCCTGCGGGGCGGTGTTCGGGAAGACCCTCACGCGGCGCTGCGCTCCTGTTCGGTCTCGGCGTCCTCGACCCGGTCGGCGGCGCAGCACAGCCCGCGGGCGAGCTCGCGCGCCTCGGCCACCCCGAGGCTCGTCCACGCCTCGCCGTGGTTGCCGCTGAACAGGATGCAGGCCAACGTGTCGGGGACCTCCACCCGGATCGAGAGGTCGCTGAACGTCCATGTCGCGGTCACAGGGAGAACTCCTCTCTGCGCTGGTTCATCAGGTGGGCGATCCACGCGCCGAGGACGGTCATCGAGGCGCAGAACGCCGAGAACGTCAGCAGCGTGTAGAACGCAAACGTCACGCAGTTCTCAGCCTCGCGTACGCAAGGCCATCCGACTCGCGCTCGTAGAGCGTGGCGTCATGCACGACGCCTTCCGGCCATGCGTTCGTTGGCATCGGAAGCGTGTCATTGCCGAGTATGCACATCGCCCCCGAGCGCGGCTTGTAGATCGGCACACGCTCAAGCCCGAGCCACTCCACGTAGCTACGAGTCAGATAGCGGTAGCTCATGCCGCGGCGTCGATCGACTCGAAGTCCGCGAGCAGCTCCTGCTGCTTGTCCAGCGCGTCGGGCCCGCTGTCGACGACGCTGTACGCCGAGAACAAATCCTCCCGGTAATACGGCTCACGGAGGACCCGGTTACGCGCCTCCTCAGCGTCCCGGCCCTCGTTCAGCCGGTCACGCAGCGCGTGAGCGACGCGGGCCACGTTGAAGCGGCTCTGGCTGTTGGCGAGCACGCCGTTCGGGCTGCTCGTCCACTTCTGCTCGAACTCTGCTGCGGTCATGCGATCTCCTTAGGTCGGCCCTTCTCCTGGCCACACCTCACGCATGTGGCCCACGTCGGGTGAGGGAAGGTCCGACCACACTCGATGATGCGGACGGGCTCCCAGTCGTGGACGTGACGGAAGATCACGTCAGCCCTCCGTAGTTGGTCGCCTCGTTGAGCGCAGCCAACCGCTCCGCGCGCTTGCCGAACTGGCCCTGGGCTCGAGCGTTCGTCGCCGTGAAGCCCTCGGCTTGGTACTGCTGGAAGCGATATGCGATACCGGCGAGCTCGCCACGCTTTGCTGCGTCGTTGGGATACGTCGAGTTGAGGTAGGCGTAGTACTGGGCGACGGTCACTTGTCTGCTCCAACGGCTCGGATGCTGTGAACTGTCGCCTTCTCGGCGGCCTTCTTGATCGTCTTGACCTCGTTCGGGGTCCGCCAGCGGAGGTCTCGCTTGCCCTTCGGGGTGAGGCCGAGGCGATCCATGCGCCGGTCGCGATCAGCGAACGCCATCTCTTCCCAGCGCTCGGCGAGATCCTCGATCGCCATGATGTCCGCGGACGAGTACTGCGACGTCACCGGGTCATCGCGCCACCCGTTCCACATCCGCTCCTTTACCGTCATCCACGATCGGTTGTAGGGGATGAGGATCGGCTCTTCG